GAAGTCCTCAATGTAACCAGAGGGACGTCCAATGTTATAGCCACCTAAGTTATCCTTGAGATCCTTTGACAGAGATGTTGACATAACAGTCTTCTCCATCTCTTCTGTTGCATTGTTCCAGCGCTGCCAACGCTGACGAGTAGCAAACACACGAATAGAAACCTTAGCGCTGTAGACTTTCTCATCACCAATCTCTACTTGATATGTTCCAATAGGTAGAACCTCTGTGCGTAGTGTCTTACCACCCACATCTACATCACCCATTACAGCTTGGTGGATCATTCCCACCCTAGCTAAAGAGGGCTGTTTACTTTCTGTACTACCACCCATATTGGCAATACCCATTAGCTCCTCTAATGACTTACCCATTTCAGTTCCGATTGTTAATTCCATGCTCATTGTTGTTCCTTTCTGAGCGTTAAAGAGACTTAGTTATAGCTTATACACCTATCCATGTCAAGCAAATTAGTGTATCTCTGCATAAGTTTTTCCAAACTGTGCGTCAACCCCAAGATCCACATTTAGTTTAAGCTGTTCGTTTAGTTCTTGGATAGAGCAGTTCATATTCATTGCTGTTTCTATCTGATCCCCTTCTTTTACAAGTGCAATAATCTCATCGTGGAATTGACCAACTGTCTTGATACCCTTCTCACGACACTTCTTCACCCAGTTATCAAAGCAGTAAACACCAGTACCTTGATTGAGTGTAGAGAAACGGTCCTTCTCGCTGCGTAGGCTGTACCAAAAGCCAGACACAGGGTTCTGCACCCACATACCACCAAACAATTCACGCTTACGTAGTGTTGTCGCTACCTTCTGTACTGACCAGTTACGTGACCAAAAAGCGTCTAGTAGCTTCTGGGCTTCCTTCTTTGACATACCTGTCTCACGGGCAAGCTTAGCGGCTCCTACGCCATATGTAGCAGAGTAGTTTACCACCTTGTAGTTCTTACGCAGAGACTTGAGAGACTTTTCCCCTGAGTTATGCTTGTCGATATCCTCTTGAGTAATGATACCAGCATGTTTAGCTAGGTCAAGGTGAGGGTCAAACCCTTCCTTAGACATCTCAGCTACGTAGTTAGGGTCAAGTGGTTTCATGTAGTGACGCTTGGTTGTGTCCTCTAGGCTAGTCATGTCAGCCCCACACAATGTGTAACCCTCTGGTGCAGTAAGGCAACCACGTATCTCTTTACCATAGGGCTTCTCTACTGAGGGTATATTTACCAGTGGCTTTGCGTGTTTAAACCGTAGGGTGTTAGTCATACCAGCGACAGTAGCCTGTACATAACCACCTACCTCATGCTCTACCATACCCTTCAAGACTGATATCCGGTGACTTAAGACAGACAAGCCATCCAAGATAGACACTGCAGGATCTTCTGATACTAGATCTTTGACTGATGGGCATAGCTCACCCTCTCTACGGATCTGTGGTATCTGCTTCTCCTGATCGTCTGAACCCCGGACAAACTTGAATGTACGTGGAACCCAACCAATAGAGTACAGCCAGTCCTTGACTTGCTCTGGTGAACTGGGGTTACCACGAACCTCACCTGTCTTAACGACAAAGGACTGTACATTCTCTGGCTGTCGGTACTCCTTGCGTAACTCTTCAAAGCGTTCCCCATGTGAGGATAGCTCGCCATCTTTCTTGTACATTACCTTTGGACGTTGCTGTACCTTAGTTAGTACACGCTTAGGCATAGCCTCTGCAAGTTGTTCAATCTTGTCTTCCTTCATGTCACCCCATTCAGCGAGGTACTTGTTAGCCTTGTCTACATCAAGCTTCCACTTCAATGCTTCCTGTTCTGCAGCGCACTGCATCTTGAAGGTTAAATAGTTTAGTAGATCCCACTTGTTATTTAAGTCAGGGTACAGCTTAGATAGTTTGATATCCAAGTCACGCCATAGACGTACATTAATCTTGACATCTTCGTTACAGCGATGGGCATACTCTTCTTTAGTTAAGTTTTCCCAGTCAGTAATCTCAGGTTTCTTAACATTGTAGTACTCACCGTAACCCTCTAGGCCATGCTTAGGTCTAGTGTGATTGATGTACCAAGACACTGCTAGAGTGTCCACTAACGTAGCACTAACCTTGACACCCAAGATCTTCTCTACTGCAGGTATGTCGTACCGTACAATGTTGTGACCAATGAGGATTGTAGCTTCCTCAAAGAAGATACGCATAGCCACATAGTCATGCGTGTGTTGGATCTTACCAAGATCATCTTCCCAAGATAGTACGTGTATCTTAGTTGGGTCTAGTCCGTCTGTTTCTATATCAAATACTGTCACTTGTTTTCCTCATCCATTCCGCTACTTTCATTATTTCTTCGTAGGTTCCATTAGATTTAATCTTGTTAGCTTTCCAAGATATTACAAATACATTACCTTTTATGTAACCCTTGTTATTATCAAGTCTGTCAATAGAAGCACTATCTTCTGTTGGACCAGATCTTCCTGGACTTCTGTTATCCAAAGGTATTCCTAAAACTGGACAAACATCTGGTATAAATATGTCAGAAGGCTTTAAGTCAAAGTATATGTTTCTTTTCTTGGCATTCGTTTTTGCTGAGTTAATCATATACTTTTCACGATTATCTATAACCCATGCTTTTCTCTTGTCTATAGTGCAAGACTTGCAGTAACTCTGTAATCCATCCTTAGTTGTCTTATGAAAATAAAACTCTTCGTTCTTCTTCTTAGTGTCACAAGATATGCAATGCTTCATATAACTTCCCTCAGTGTGAATGTCTCTGTATTAAACCTCATCATACCAGCGAAGCCTTCCTCTGAACATGGACGATTCTTCTGTACTGATATATGCGTAGTGTTACGCTCTTCAAGGTCATCTGCTTCTTTATCTCGACTAAGATCAATAATAACTGATGCACGTTGACCAATCATCTTACAGTACTTAGGGTCACCATTGTCATTAGTGTGAGCAATAGTAACGATACCTACGTTTAACTCAGCGGATAACTTAGACAGACGCACTGATAGATCAGCTAACATCTGCTCCTTACCTTCCTCAGATGAACCAGAAACGACATCCTGAATAGGCTCAAAGAAGACAAACTTACAGCCACATGCCTGACTAAAGTAACGTATCTGGTCACACAATGCATCAGCGCCCTGACCATCACTTAAGTAGAACTGGTAGAAGAGTTCATCCTTAGTGATACGCTCAATGGCACCCATCACTGCATCATCAGCATTCTTCTCTGCAATAAGGTCACGCCGTGTAAGGTTATCACCTAGCTCATACGACACCAGACCAAGTAGTGACCGTAACTTAGTCTCTTCCAAGTGCCACGCTGCGAAGGGAACCTTATGCTGTAACATGTTGTACTCTAGGAAGCGCATCACCTCTGTCTTACCAATACCAGTCGGTGCCTTGATGACTGTGAAGTGTCCCTGCATTAAGCCAAGGATCTTGTCATCCAGTGCTTGAATACCTGTAGGTATGTACTGGTGGTCAGGTGTATCTTTGTAGAGTGAGATAAAGTCCTGCGTACTGTTAAGTACATTCTCTGGTGTGTACTTCTTAGCGTTCCACCAAGCAGTCTTAAACTCAGCCCCGGCCTTATTAGTCAAGAACTCATTGGCATCCTTGAACCTGTCATGCGGTACACGATACACCTTGTTAGGAAATAACTTAGCTACCTTGTCAGCTACAGCGTTACCAGCGTCATCATTGTCCACTGATAAGATAATCTTCTCAAAGCTATCAAGCCACTCTGTGCAGTTCTCCCATAGCTTCTTAGAGGGTGTTGCGCTGGGCAGAGATACCACAGGGTTAGTGTAGTTACTCTTAAGCATCTGAGCCACTGACAATGCATCAAGTTCACCCTCAGTGATCGTAACCATCTTAGATGATCCTGCAGTAAACAGATTCATACCAAACAGTTCATCACCCTTGAAGTTATTCTTGGTGTAGAAAACCTTTTCATCTAACTTACGAACCTTAGCACCACCACTAGGGTAAATGTATTCTTGTCGATCAGGATAAGTTAGAACACCGTAGTCTTCCATAGTCTTCTGACTGATACCACGCATTGCAGTGTAACTACCCTTTTGGTTAGTTTCTATCCTTTCGGATATATAATTTACGTTTGATGTCATAGTAGTTCCTTGTGGTACTGGGTATTTCTCTGCAACCCATTGAAATTTCTGATACTTTGAGGGGTAACCTCTTTCACAAGCGTGGCACCTACCATATCCTTTAGTATTAAAACTGAATGCATCTGATGATCCACACTCTACATAGGGGCATGGTTGATGCGCTATCTCTTGTGTCATATCTTGTTAGCCTCGTATCTCTCTAGTGCTCTCTTACGTTCTTCATCATCAAACTCTCTAATAAGTTTGTTCTTAGTCAGGAACCTTCTAAGCGTATCTATCTCTTTCTGCTTCTGTTTGATTTCCCAACGCATGTCTTCTATTGTTCCAGCCATACTCATTTCTTAAACATCCTCTTCAATTTCACAACGACAAGGTATAACAGAAGTCCAGGAATAAATCCAATACTCATTAGTATTACTGACAAGGATATTAAGTATGGGATCAACTCCGATAAGTTCATGTCATTCTTCCTCTAAGCAAAACCCGCACATATCACTCTGCGCTGGGCCATTACAACTTACACAGGTCTGCCACTTCTCATTTTCTAGACCCCTCTTTACTAAAGTTACAAAGCCAACGTCAAAGATAGCCATGAATGTTTCAGGGTCGCACTCTACTTGTAGTGTAGCACTGCCATCATCGTGTTCTTCTATATCAGTTACTTTTATTTCACTCATTGGTTACTCCTATACATGGTAGTAAGATAGACAGCTTACAGTACTTAGGATATTCGTCATACGTCATAGCTATCAGTACTGGTGGCGCAGCTATAAGTAAGGCTACAATAGCTGACGCCTTGATTGCACCGTTAATATTACCTCTCATCATTCATTCTCCCTTAATGCTTCCCATGATACAGGAAATAATTTTACCATAGTGCGGTCAATATCCCATGCTACCTCTGCTGTCTCTGCTTGTGTGTCAGGCGCACAACGAAGCTTACACATATCAGCAAACGCATCCAAGCTACCTGACCAGTACCACTCAGTCATCATGCTCTGTGGTAGTACCATACGTGCTTGCTCAGGGCATACATCATTCTCAAGCAACTCTTTATAGGCGTTAAAGCAAGCTGTGTGACTTTCCTTAACTGCAAAATCTAGATCGTCATCATACCACTCGCCAGTACTACCTTGTTTCTTATCAGCACTACGTCCACGCCAAGATCTAGGCATGTAAAACTCAGGCTCATTGTCCACGTACCGTCTTGATATTTCATTCCAACGCAGGAACTTATGCTTGACTAGCTGTCTAGCTACAAAGACTGGTGCCTTGATGTGAAAGCTTGCAAAGCAATGTCCAAAGGGGCTGATGTGCTTGTGCTTGGCTAGGTATTGTATAAGCTTCTTATCCCTAGCTTTCATGTGTTGCTTGAAGCTGTAAGCATCTGACTCTTCATAGTCCCACTCACTCTCCTTGCCAAAACTTACACGGGCCGCATTAACTACAGTCAAGTCGTTACCCATACTGCCTTTGAAAGTTACTTCAATCATTTATTCTTATTCCTCTTATCTAAAGCTGTAGTAGCACCAGCTAATGTATTGACCATGTAAGGTTTAACGCTACTAGGATCTTGGTGACCTGATACCTGCATAATACCAGCAATGTCAACCCCTGCCTCAACCATTTCTGTGATAGCAGTACGGCGTAAATCCATAGCCCGGAGTTCACTAGGTAGATTAGCTTTGGCGAGTATGTCATTGGTAACAATAGATATATCTCCCTTGTCGTATGGCACCCAAGCACCTGCTCTAGGCTTAGGCTTAGGGGCAACATAATCCTGAAAGCCAAACGCTTCCTTCTGTGACTTGAGCATAGCGCATAAGTTATCACCGATAGGTAGGTGTACACTAGCTCCACGCTTACTCTGTTCTATGTCAAGGCGCTGGGCATCTAGATTAATTGAGTCCCACTTGAGTAAACGCATATCACCTACACGCTGCGCAAAGTCATAGGCCATGTGAACAATCAAGCCAATGCTACGCCAGTCAAACTCTGCATAGGCTGTGTTGAGGAACTTAATAACGTGTGCCTCTTCCCATAGAACTTTTCTAGGCTTCTCCTTCTCTCTGTCAAGCAATGAGATAGGGTTGATGTATCTGGTTATCTCATGCTGTTTAGCTACACGCCACACAGCAGATAGGTATGTAGCCCGTATGTTAGCTGTACGAGTACCAGACTTAAGCCACTGCTCATATGCCTGTGTAATATGCTTAAGCTTGATGTTCTCAAAGCGTATCTCACCTAATCGTCTACCATCATGCAGTACTGTAGCAACAGCCTTATCAATCTGGTACTCATAATCTTTCTGTGTTGCTGGGCGTAGCTTCAAGAACTTAACGCTGTGATAGTAGAAGTCCACAACATCATATAGTGGAGCGCTACCCTTTGGAGCCTTTACCATTTCTTCCTCACTTTCCAGTACACCCAACACTCTAGGCAGTGGCCCCTACCAATCATAAGATCAATAAGGAACACTATGTTATACTTGTTTTGCTTTCGCCATTCGTAGTTTCTCGCGCTGAAAGTCTGATTGTTTGCGCCCCCTAATAGGACGTTTAACAGGACGCTGAGTGCGATCAGGCATCGTTTTAGGTATGGGCCTATCGCTCCAGTCATCACAGGGGTCATCCTTTTCTCCGTCATCATTATCTACCATGTTCATTCCAAAACTTAACTAAGTAATAACCAAACGCTGCTAAGTATACTACAAGTAATAACATACCTATCAACATCAGAATAGTGGATACCAAAGGTCACCGTTCTCAATATCCTGGCGGATCTGTTTCTCCTCTTCTGCCATTCTATCTGCACGTTCAAAGTCTGACATCCATTCTGCATCATCAATGTCCTGCATTAGTTTGTTGTGGTAGTGTGATAGTGGCACTACATATTTGTTACCTTGGCTTGTCATAGTATTAGTCTCCTGTTGTATTAGCAATTAACGTAAGGTCTGTGGTTGATATAGAACGACACACCAATCTCATAGCCATCTGTTTCCCATTCATATATTGCAGCCAGTGAGTCAGCTACATTCTTAACTAGCTTATACTTTTCTTCGTCAGTCAAGCTTGCCTCATAACCAAAGTCAACAGGCACCGCCGTTACTATATTCTGCCAGTGCTTGTATATGTCACTACCACTGTCAGTCTTCTCACCAGTCTTTTCATGGCGGTTCTCATAAACAAACACTACTGCATCGTTGTGATTGTATACTTTTACTTCTACTGTTTGATCTTCAATACGCATTGTACTTCCTTCCTATGTTAAACTCTGTGTCCGTCAGTATGGTAAACCTTAACTTGTGCGTTTTGTAAAGGTGCTTCTTCCATTTCCCTAGCTTGATTTAAATTACTGGTGCTATAATAACACACTAACTCTTTAGTATCTATGTCGTAAAACTTTACAGTGTATACATGCTCCATCAGTCCATCCTCGTTACATAGTGGCCCTCTTTGGTAGGCAAGGCGATCATAGCGTAGGGGTAGAAGTAAACGTCACCCTTCTTAAGCTTCATCTTAGCGATAGGCTCAAGGTCATCATCCTCTGGGTAAGTATAGTTACCATTAGGTAAGACTTCACCCTTGAACTTGTACAAGCTGCCAAAGCCGTAGCAGTCTGTCATATGCTCTATCAAGTCACCATCCTCTACCATAGCATACTCAGCTACCCAGTGAGGCAAGATACCAAGCCACTCTACTAGCTGATCTTGTGTGTAGTCTGGATAGGCTTCTGTGTTAAGTTGTAGTCTCATTGTGTTAGCTCCTCTGAGTTAAATTCATACACTGCCTTAGCAAAACCACGAGG